TACAACTTTAATCCTTTGAAGAAAATAAATAAAACATTTAAGGATCCTGAAGTATTAGAGTTGTTAAACAAACATAAAGATAGGATCCTTTCAATATACAAAGATGATGTTGAGTTATTGACAAAACTAAAATTTTAGTGTATAATAACAAACAACTATTACATAATAGGAGAAATATAATATGAGTGATTTAAAAGACAGTAAAACAAAAGATAATCTAAGAGCTGCCTTTCAAGGCGAAAGTGAAGCAAATAGAAGATATCTTTACTTTGCTCAAAAGGCAGATATTGAAGGTGCTAATGAAGTTGCACAAGTATTCAGATCAACTGCTGAGGGTGAAACTGGACATGCTCATGGGCATTTAGAATACCTAGAAGAAGTTGGTGATCCAGCAACTGGTGAACCAATGGGTAATACCGAACAAAATCTAAACTCAGCAATTAAAGGTGAAATACACGAATACACTGATATGTATCCTGGTATGGCTAGAACTGCTAGAGAAGAAGGTTTTGATGAAATTGCAGATTGGTTTGAGACACTTGCAAAAGCAGAGAAGTCTCATGCTGGTAAATTTCAAAAAACATTGGATGCTTATAAGAGTGAATAACTATAGTTACATGGGTGGCATTTCGTCACCCATTGACAAATTAAAAAAATGTGATATAATAATATTATGAAATTCAGTGAAGATAAAATTTTAAAAGAAGTCCAAGACTATATTAAATCAACATACGGTCAACATTACTCCTCTGGTAAAGAGGGTATTCAGACACTAGATTTATTAAAGTCTATTGGAATTAAAAGTGATTTTTGTTTAGGTAACGCTATAAAATATCTTAGTCGTTATGGCAAAAAAAATGGTAAAAATCGTAAAGACTTGCTTAAGGCAATTCATTACATTGTACTATTATTAAATAATGAAGGAGAAAATAAATAATGAAAATAAGTGATAATACAGTTAGTATCTTAAAAAACTTTTCAGATATTAATAACAATATACTTTTCAAACCAGGTAAAAGTATTTCAACAATGTCAACTATGAAAAACATCATGGCAAAGGCAGATGTTGAGGAAGAGTTCGAACAAGAATTTGGCGTATATGATTTGCCAGAATTTCTAAGAGCAATCGACTCATTTAAAAAACCAGTTCTTAAATTTAACGGCGCTGCTAATCTAAAAATAAATGATGAGGGTACTTCTCTATCAGCTAGATATGCATTTGCTGATAAATCAACTTTGGTTACACCACAAAAAGAAATTAACATGCCAGATCAAACAGTTTCTTTCACTTTAAAAGATAGTGATTATGAATCTGTAAAAAGATTATATACTAATCTAAGTCTACCTGATATTGCATTTATAGGTGAAAAAGGTAAAATCAAACTAGTTGCGTTAGATAAGAAAAACAATAACTCTAACGAATCATCAATTACAGTTGGTGAAACAGATATTGACTTTACTGCTTACGTTAAGGCAGAGAATATGAAAATTATTCCTGGTGAATATGATGTTGCACTATCAAAGGCTAAGATCGCACATTTCATAAACAAGAAGGTAAAAGTCCAATATTGGATTGCTTTAGAAGCAGACTCAACATTTTAAGGAGGTCTAAATGTCAGATTTCCTATGGGTGGAAAAGTATAGGCCGAAGAAAATATCGGATTGTATTTTAAGTGAGGACTTAAAAAATACCTTTACAAAGTTCTTAGACAATAAAGAATTACCAAATCTTCTCCTTTCAGGCACAGCGGGTACGGGCAAGACAACAGTTGCTCGTGCCTTATGTGAAGAATTAGGTTGTGATTATATCATAATCAATGGTTCAGATGAAGGTAGGCATATTGATACTTTAAGAACAACAATTAAAAACTTTGCGTCCACAGTATCTTTAGACGATACCAAAAATCATAAAGTTGTTATAGTTGATGAGGCAGATTATATGAATCCTGACTCAGTTCAACCTGCATTAAGAAACTTTATGGAATCGTTTCATAAGAATTGTAGATTTATTTTTACTTGTAACTTTAAAAACAAAATCATACCTGCGTTACATAGTCGTTGCACAGTTATTGATTTTCGTATTACAAATGGTCAAAAAGTAAAAACAGCACAGGCATTTCTTAAAAGACTTGGTACTGTCCTTGATGATGAAAGTATCGAGTATGATAAAAAGGTACTTGCTGAGTTAATACAAAGACACTATCCAGACTTTAGAAGAACAATCAATGAATTACAAAGATATTCTGTAAGAGGTAAGATTGATAGTGGCATACTTGTATCATTGTCTGATATAAACAATAAAGAGTTAGTGAAGTTGTTAAAAGAAAAACGATTTACTGATATGAGAAAATGGGTTATACAAAACTTAGATCAGGATCCGTCTTCTTTATTTACGGCTATCTATGATATTCTGTACAAACATTTACAACCTCAATCTATACCTGCAGCTGTTTTAACAATTGCTGATTATCAATATAAATCAGCCTTTGTAGCAGACCACGAGATAAATATGGTTGCCTGTTTGACACAAATTATGGCTGAGTGTAAATTCAAATGAAAAATATTTGTATAAACGAAGGTTGTAATCGTATTCGTCATAGTGTAGGTAGAAATAAATTTAGATCCGTATGTTATCATTGCCATAGAGCATATAGAGGTCATTGGGATTATGCCATTGGGGTAAAACTTTTAAGAAAGATTACTGTGAAAATATAGATGGCAGATTAGGGTTTAAATGTACAGCAACAATAATAGATAAATGTCAA